AAATTAAATACTCCTATGGGGGGTAGGGGGGGCAACCCTCCACTTCTCTGCTGTGCAGCGATGTAGTTGTTTGTCGGTTGTTGTATTGCGCTAATATGGGTATAGATTTGGTTGCCATTTGGTATACCAAGGATGGAATAGTCTTTAATAGGTGGATATTGTTGTTTAAGTTGTTTAAGTTGAATAATTCGGGCGAAACATACTTTTTAAATATTATATTAAACCTACTTGAAGTTTATATTGTTAGAAATTCGGAGACGCAGGCACGTTTTCATTACTTAATAATACAAGTACTTGACAAACACTGTACAAAGTGTTACTATAGATACATGACCAAAGTGATCGGGTACATAACCACATTATTAATGGCCAAGGTGTTTAAAAAAGAGTTTGAATTTTGGGTAGAGGACGAAGACGGAAACCAACAATTGTTATATTGGACGATTGCACCTACTGTATGCGCATAAATACACCTATATTAGTTTGTTTAGTTTTTTTAAACGTTTTCTTCGGTATAAAACTAATACAAGCCATTGTTCAGTACAATACTTCATTGCCCATTCTTTTAAATCCTTATACAGCAAGCTTTAGCCATCCGGCGGTTCAACTAAAGAATGAACCCAAGAAAATCGTCGGATTGGCTAGCTTTTATAGCAACGAAGGTTGTTTAGGTTGTCGAGAAGATCGAAAAATGGCAAACGGACAAGTTTTCGACGAAAAAAAACATACAATAGCAATGAATGGTGTGAAGCTAAACACCAAAGTTCATATCAAGAGTATCAAAACTGGCAAAACGGTAATTGCCGTCGTAACTGATACGGGTGGATTTGGTAAACTTGGTCGAATTGCAGATTTGAGTTTAGCAACAAAAGAATATATAAACTGCAACGATTTGTGCCAAGTAGAAGTTACTTTTTTGGATAAATAAATTATGTCTTACTTCCTAAAATGTCCATCTTGTAAATCCATAGATATTGACGATGTGACTTGTATCCGTTTAAGTAAAAATCAAGATTGGTCGTTTACAGGCTATTGTAGTAATACGGATTGCCCAAAGAAACACGAGTTACTTGATCTGATATTGGAGGTTACAAATGGGTAAAGTATATATACTCCTAAAAGATACACCTTGGAATAAGGCGGGGACGGAATATCAATTACAAACCGGATCTTATGTTTACATGCCAAAAGAAAGTCCGTATTTAGATTCATATACCGAACTACAAATCCTAGAACGTCCTGAGTGGTTTAAAGAAAAAGACACTAAGTGGAAGCCAGAAACGGGTGATCAGTGTTGGTATGTAAACCAAGACTGTATTTCTCTGGTCATCTGGACTGACGATAGTACAGATAATAAACTATTAAACAGTGACAACATATGGCCTACTAAAGAGGCAGCTAGTAAAGCTATAAATGAACGAAATAAGTTATTTAAGAGGTTACAAGAAGAATTATAAAGAAGGACTAACTATGAGAAGAAAAGAATTTATAGAAATATTCGGAGAATTACCAGAGGATATGCTGGGAAATGATTGGGAAAACGATATTCAAGAGTTAGAAGTATTGAAGGAAATAACCTACTCAACATCTATCTCAAAAGAGAACGGGCTGGAGAAATAATATGAAAAACACAAAACTACCAGTTAAAATAGGTCAAGTATACAAATCAAAAAAAAATGATTATGAAATGTTTGTAGTTATTGCAATCTCTAAAGACGGAACTAAGGCGATTAACGGAATAGAAGCGGATCAAGTCAATCCAGCTTGGGAAGTAGCATATTTACTAGAAAAGTATATTTTAGATGAAAGATATTAAAAGGAGAACTCACTAAAAAGGACTAACTATGACAGATACAGAAAAAAGATTAGAGGATGAGGTGGGTAAGGCAAAAGGTAGAAGCTTATGGGAAGATCAGAAAGCATGGAGTGAGGCACATAAACACGCTGATGAGTTGGTTTACAAGAACAACGCAATTTATAGTGCTATTTATTATCCACCAATAAGATTTATGGGGAGAGATACTAATGTTATCGCCGACTCAATCCAACAAGCCGTAGCAGAAGAGAGGACGGAAATATTCAATATGACCAAAGACCTAACCCCCTGTACTGATAACAGCAAACATAATTTGGGACTATTAAAACTACTTAATTACCTTTCACCACGGAAGAAATGAAACAAATAGGAAAAAAATATGTTAAACCAAAATGGAATTAATGTTTTGTCCCTCTTTGACGGCATCTCTTGTGCACGGGTTGCGTTAGATAGGGCTGGGATAAAAGTAAATAACTATTATTCCTCGGAAATAGACCGCTTTGCTCTAAGAATATCGGCAAAAAACCATCCTGATGTTGTGCAGTTGGGGAGTGTTGTAGATTTTCACCCCACACCTCTTATTTGTGGGCAGATAGATTTAATGGTGGGAGGCTTTCCATGCACAAATCTGTCTATTGCTAAAAAAAATAGAGAGGGATTAGCTGGTAGTCAATCAGGGCTATTCTATGAAATGATAAGAATACACAAAGAGGTAAAGCCAAAGTATTTTATCTACGAAAACGTGGCTAGTATGGCAAAAGACCAGAAAGAAATTATATTAAAAACAATTCAAGAGATAGACCCAAGTGCATATGTAGTCATGATTGATGCCGCACTAGTAAGCGGTCAAAATCGTAAGCGTTTGTTTTTTACCAATATCCCTAATGTAACACAGCCAGAAGATAGAGGGATCTTATTGAAGGATATTTTAGAGCAGGAGGTCGATGAGAAGTATTTTGTAATATCAAAAGACGGTACAGAAAAACTAAAATCAAACACAGTCCGTTCGTCTACAAAGACTGGGTTGTATGCGGTAGCACTAACAGAAACCAGAACGGATGAGGCTAAAAAAGCACGAAGTGAGTATATGAAAGAAACTGGGAAAGACTACTCCCCTAGACGAGGTAAAAAGTTAAAACTTCGTAACGATTTTAAAGCTAACACTATTACAACAGGAACGACAAAAGAAAGTTTGATAATGACCGATTACCAAATTCGCAAGCTAACCCCAACAGAATGTATGAGACTTCAAGGACTACCTGATGGATATTGCGATGGGGTAAGCAATTCTAGACAGTACAAAATGTTGGGCAACGCTTTTAATGTCGATGTGGTTTCGTGGATACTTTCTTTTATTCCTATGTCAGTTGATCCTGTCTGATTTAACAAACACTTGACAAGTACTGTACTTAGGTGTAGTATAAAACTATGGTAGATATTAACTACAGATTCCAAACAGATAAACGCAAAAGAGTTTTAGTACTATGGAAACAGTGGGTAAACGAATACAACAACGGAAAAACAGTTGAGATGATTTCAAACGAGTACATAAATCCAAAAACTGGCAAAAACTATAGTAGGTCGGCTATATATTATGCGTTTGAAATAATGAAGGATGTACAGCTATGAAACCTACTCTATTAGAGGAACCAAAGAAAAAAGCACGGTTAACTATTGCCAAGAACACACCGTTTGAAAATGGGCAACTGCTGCACATTCTTCAAAAGACACCTAAAGACCATATTTATCAAAGACCTGGTAAGGGCGGGGGTAAGTGGGATTATGTAACGGGGACGTACGTAAAAAAAGTCTTAAACTATGTATTTGGATGGATGTGGAATTTTGAGGTAAAAGAACACCTGGAGAAGGGCGACGCTATCATTGTGTTAGGCAGGTTAACGGCACAGGTTGGGGACAAGTCTATCGTAAAAGAGCAATGGGGAAGGGCTGAAATTAAATATAAAAAAGATGGAAATAAAATACCATTGGATTATGGAAACGATCTAAAAGCGGCCACCACTGATGCACTTAAAAAATGTGCGTCTGAATTTGGTATTGCCAGTGACATATATGGCGCGGAAGAATTCAAAGAGATAGACAGAGAATTGTTTGAGGACTTGCCAGAACCAATAAAGACAAAAAAAGAGGCAATTGAAGTCATACACGGCGCACCAGATAAAGATTCGACCGCCACACCTATTACGGGACAAGAAGAAATAAAACTTGTACCCCCAATACCAGTTCAACCACCAGAGAAGACAAAGACACCCGATTTTAAAACTTTGCTTGATCAAAACAAAAATACATGATTAAAAAAGATTACACCTATTGGAAACTATGGTGTGACTCTGTAGAAAATTTGGACGAGTTTGAGTCAAAGATAAAAACAGATTCAAGACTAAAAGAAAATTACGATGATCTTGCGTTGGTAGTACGCTCCTATACCTATTTGATAGAAAGACAGGCAGAAGACATTAAGGGTCTGGAACTTAAGGTTCCAAGTGTAACAGAAGACATAAATAAAGTACTTGACAAACACTGTAATTAAGATTAATATACAATTATGCAAATAAATATTGAAAAAATAGCACAACTTGTACTTGACGCGGATAAGATCTTTATGAAGCCTGAGGCAGAAGAAAATCTAGTACAATTGTTAGAAATTCAGACTCAAGTTGAGGCGGCCATTGTTGAGGTAAAAGCAAAGCTAGAAGCAACGGCATTACAGATTGACCCAAATTTCAGATCAATACAATCAGATCTAATAAAAGTTCATTACCGTTCATTTGGCCAACGCTATTACGTTGACGAATTGCAAAAGAATCTAGCACCCAAAGAGCTGTACACTGAGGAAACAAAAGTGGTCTATAAAGTAGATGCTAAAGCGGTGGAAAAATGGATAAAAGAAAATAATGGCATGCCAGCCGGTATTTCAGAAGTTGAACGTCAAAAGAAGTTAACCATATCGTTAAAATCGGAGGCAACAAATGACGATCAGTAAATTTATATTCTTACTAGAAAGACTTATTGAGGCTGGCGATAGTGAATTTGTGGTTGACACAACCATGTTAGCCGAAAATCAAATAGTGGTCACTGGCCTGGACATGAGAGATTCTTTTACTTTAACGATAGATAAGGTTGCGGAGCAAGACAATGAAAAATAAAAACCATTTTAAAAACGCCGTAAGTATGATTTTAAACCTTATTAAAATTGCTATTAAAAAGTTTTTGTCTTATTAAACTATGAAAAATAAATTTCGAGCCAGCTATACAATTTTGGACATGTGGTCATCTGGAAACTGGGAGATGGCAATCAAACAGTATTTTAAGTTGGATAAGTACTCAAGCCCCGAAATGGAAGACGGTTTGCGGTGGCATGAGAAATGGAGAAAACACATCGAAGACACAAAAACTATGCCCGTTGAGTTTGGTGGTCGTCCACTTATAGCGCCCGTAACTGAAAGAAAAAAAGTTGTAGAACTTGATAGTTGGTTGGATTTAGTTGGGATAATCGATTGTTACGACAGCCCCACCGTCTATGATTGGAAAACAGGTAAGACTTCCAGCGAAGTATATGCAGGAGGGAAGCAAGGGGCGATCTATGGTGTACTAGCTACACTTCTTGGATATTACGTCGAAAAAATAGAAATACACCACTATGACCAGTACATGAAGACTGCCGACATGTCTATTGTTTGGATCACACCAAAGCTATTGGAAGATGCCCACAATTATATTGTCACAGTGTCATCTGAAATGTACCAATATTTTTTATCTAACAACTTATTTGATAAGTTCGGCGCTCAACAATCAGAAGCGACGATACCAGAACAAATACTTTTATGAAAAATAAAGTTCGCAACACATCGGTCGAATCATTCCATGACCTAGATAATGTAGGAAAAAAACAAATGAACGTTTTAAACGCCTTGAAGTATGAGTTGAAAACGGCCTGTAACCTAGATTTGGCAGATTTTCTCGATTGGCCAATAAACCACATCACTCCAAGGGTAAACGAGTTGGTCAAAAATGGATTCTTACAAGAAGACAGACGGGATATTTGTGTAAAGACTGGCCGCAAAGTTATTTTCTGGCGCATTACGCTAAAAGAGCCGGAGCAATTATCTTTTATATGAAACCCCACGAAGCAGTAAGTCAGGTTTTAATAAAGATGGCTGAAATGGCTAAAATTGGTGTGAGGACTATTGATATTGATTCTATGGCTGAAAAAATGATATTGGATATGGGGTGTAAGCCCTTTAATAAGGGGTACAAGCATCAGTCGGCAAAACAAGCCTATCCGTTCACAACTTGTATAAATATTGACAATGTCATTGCACACGGCAAACCAAGTGAGTACAAACTACAAAACGGCGACCTGGTTTCTTTGGACGTCGCCCTAATTACTCCAGATGGCTTGTGTGGTGACGCAGCGTTATCTCTTGGATGTGGCGAAATATCAAACCGTAAGGAAAGACTGCTTAAATATGCAAAAAAGACACTCTATGAGGTCATTGATCACATGAAACCGGGTAGAAGCACTGAAGATTTGGCGAGAATTTGCGAATATTACACCGCAAATATGGGCTACCGTGTAAATTTACGGATGGCCGGACATGCCATAGGGACAGAAATGCACATGAAACCAAATATTTATAGCGGTACCGCTGACCATTGTGTGTGGGGTGAATTAAAAGTTGGAGATGTGTTTTGTGTTGAACCTATGTTGACACCAGGTAAGGATAATCTGGGTATATGTGTGGATCCGGACGGGTGGACATTCGTCACAGTAGATGGCCAACCAAGTGCATTTTTTGAACACATGGTGGAGATAACGGCCACTGGGTGTAAAATATTAACAACCCACTTTGACAGAAACTAACATGAATATCACAAACATTGTCTTATTACTGATTTTTGCAATATCAACATTGATAGGTGTTTGGATGATGGTTATTTCCCGAATGTTTATAAAATTGCTTCAGATGCTAGTAGAGAAAGACGGGGCAACTGTTTTTAATACCATCTTGCACGACTTACAACAGATAAAAACACGCCTAACCTGGTCAAAAAGACGAGAAAAAAAAGTCCTGCCAAAAAAGGTGGTGAAAAAACATGTTTAAAAGAAAATGTGCTAAATGTGGTTTAAAAACTATAAATATAATATCTGAGTCGTTTGGCGCTCGCCTATGGCGAATCACTAAAAATATTATGTTTCCAATTCGGATTTTAATGAGTGTATCCAGAAGACCCAAATCAACTAATGTTTGCCGTAGCTGCGGTTTTAGTTGGGAAGATCGATAATGAACAAAGAAATGCAAAAACAACCGTGGGTTGAATTCTACGCAAGGCGTATCTGTGATGCCAAAGCCGTTATCGAAAGTCCTGAAGCCTCAAGCTATGAAAGACTAGTGGCAACGGAAGCAATGGAACTAGACCAACTCAAGGCTATTCACAACGAACGAAGAAATTTAATTATGGATAACGGTACACGGTTGGAACAGTTACAGGTAATAATCGATTTTCATATTAAAAAAGACGACGTTTCCAAGGTTTAAATATATGTCATTTTCAATAAATCAAATTATATTAGTCGGCAATGTTACAAAAGAGCCAGAACTAAAATACACACCAGCGGGCAAACCTGTATTGACGTTTAGTATGGCCACTAATAGAAGGGTAAAAAACGGGGAGGAATGGAAGGATGTACCCACGTTTCATAAAATCGTAGTTTGGGGTAACTTTGCAGAGTGGCTATCTAAAAATATTGCTACGGGACAACCAGTGACGGTTCGCGGCAGAGTGGACAATAGGTCGTATCAAGACAGTAGTGGTGCCAAAAAGTACATAAGTGAAGTAGTAGCGGATGATGTAATACCGTTTGCGTCTCGATCAAATCACGAAGCAGCAGCAAAAAAGCCAGAGGAAGTCCAGATTGATGACGTGTTACCGACAGAAGAAGTTTCAAATGTTGCGACAAATGAAATTCCATTTTAGAAAGTAGGTGATTTTTTATGAGTATCGGACAAAAACTTTTATGGACAGGTGTAGTTGCATTTATAATGCGGGAAACAATTCCACACACAGTGTCCCCTATTGAAGTCATAGCCCTCGTGATCATGTTGTTATGTGGATTGCTATTGGCTTGGTTGAACAATTAACCATCTTTATTTGCTATACTTACACCATGCCCATAGACAGTCTTTCACAAACAAACAATATTGACGAAGAACTGCGAATGGTCGGTGAAATAATAGAGATTGAGAAGACAGTCAAGGGAATGATGAGTATCACTTTACGAGGTAATAACTATGAACTGTTAGAATCAGGCAGACAAGATGGCAAGGAATATTGGAAATTTAAAATATTAAATAAATAAATATGGCAAAACTAGACTGGGGACGACCACTAATATCAGAGGACACGTTTAATACATGGCTAAGTGAATTACGCCCACACCTCGTTTTAGGTGTGAGTTTATACCGTGCAATACATAAATCAGGACTAGATGGACACTCAACTTCTATATACGAAAAATACAAGCTAAAAGATTGGTTTTCTGTAGGCGTAGATAGATTGCGCTTAATTCCAGGAGAGAAAGCAAACGAGGCAATGACGCGATTAATAGACGCTATACACTTAAAGACGTTACAAGAGAAGACACTAACGTCAGAAGAAATTAAGATCCTGACGTTCTTTAGTGAAAAACACCGAAGCGCACAACACTTTTTTGTGAACAGAACCGAGACATCAGTAGCAAGACCCATAGAAGATATTATTTCTGATTTAGAGAGGGCTGATAATATAGACGATGTTGCATTTGAAGCTGAGAAGCAAATGGTGGAGGCTCAACCACCTATACAAAGTCAAGAATAAGAGCGGGACGATTGTCGTATTCAAGCCCAACCCCATGCAATTGAGATACCGCGTCGACTCGAAGGGGTGTCGCTATTGTTATATTGTTAAGCCTCGACAATTTGGATTTACAACGGATGCCGTCATCGACATGTTTGACGATGCTTGTTTTGTACCTGGATCATCGGCGGCCATAACTGCACACGATAGAGAGTCTGTAAGTAGGATATTCCAAATAGCAAAACGAGCCTATGAGAACATGCCACCTGAATTGCGCCCCGTTACACAGTACGACACGCGAAACGAATACAAATTTTTAACTCGATTTGATGGAATCCCCCTAGACAATGAATTTTATGTGGCATTAAAAATACGCGGCACTACGATACAAAGACTACATGTATCGGAAGCAGCACACGTCGATGATCGGGATGAGTTAAAGATGGGAGCTAAACAAGCCGTGCCAAAGACGGGAAGAATTACAGAAGAGACGACGGGAAACGGAATGAATGAATTCTACGATGACGTCATGTACGCCCTAGACAGGCAACAAAAGGGACTATCTGGAGAGATGGATTATCGGGTTTTTTTCTATCCGTGGTTTAGCAATCCAGAATATACGCTATATGGCACGTTAGGTTCAATAGACGCGGCAAAATATGAAGATGAAAATAAATTGCGCAGTCAATACGGGTTAACAGACGGCCAATTGCTATGGCGCAGATGGAAATTAGATGAGTTTAGAACAAACCGCACTGATGGTGTCACATTAAACGTATTTCAGAGATTTAAGCAGGAATACCCGGCCACTATATTGGAAGCTTTCCAGTCTGGCGCAGGCAATGTATTCAACTTGGAGGCGGTAACAGACATTAGCGCACCTGTCCCACTAACGATAGATCAAGTTTATGCGCTCATTGATTCCGACACAAATCAGAATCAGACCGTCAAGGATGGTATGAAATATCTATATGATCAGGGTTTTAGGTGTTGGGATATTCCGCGCTATGGTAAAAAATATGTGCTGGGGTGTGATCCAGCTGGTGATGAGGGTCAAGATAACGCGGCCATTGCCTTATGGGATGGTAGTACTGTTGCAATTGAAGGAAAGATCGAGAAAATTGGGGAATTCTGGCAAAAGATACGACCCGATTTGTTGGGGGAATTGTGCGTGGCCATCGCCAAGGTATACAACAAAGCTTTTATAGGTATAGAAAATAACATGCTGACAACCATCATTACGGTGGTCAATTCTGGCTATGACCACTATTATTCCTATGTTGAAATTGATAAGCGTACAGAAAAAACAACGCGCAAAATTGGCTGGAATACAAACACCAAGACACGCGACGTGATGATAGATGAGTTTATAAAACAGTTTGAAGAAGGAAGTTTGGAAATACGATCAACGGTCACAAAATCAGAGATGCAAACGTTTATTCGTAACGATGTAGCAAAGCGTGAACATGCAAAAGGTAAACATGACGACATGTTATTTGCAGACTTCGTTGCGCTCCAGATGCGCAAATATAACGGGCCAATAGCTAGAGTCTTTGCCAAAAACCCGTTTTAGGCTTGATTGTTGTAATAGGTACGGTGCTATACTAATTTTATGGCTGACAATTACCCACAATCCCCCGATGTTTCAATGGCGGCAACTATCGCAAATACTGGAACACTGGAGAAAACACCAAATATAGAACCTATAGCAAAAATTGGTAAGTTTCCCCTAGCAAGTGATTTAAATCGTTTAAACGATTATGAGTATTACAAGAAGCTATTCATGGGTAAACATTTTGAGGCGTTCAATGTTCGCATTGGGGACAAAGACTACAACCGTGCGCACGCAAAGTTGCGTTTTCTTGTAGTAAATTTTGCAGGTCTTTTGTCAAAAATAATGGCAGATATGTTATTTGGTGAACCCGTATCAGTCAAATTGCCAAACGGTGATCAAGAGTGGATCGACGCTTTCTGGAGGGAAAACAACATGGATGTGCAGTGTTACGAAAGTGCATTGGGGAATAGTTACAACGGCGACGCTATCTTTAAATTGCGCATTGGACCTAGAAACGAAAAATCAGAAAGCACAGTAATAGTCGAAGATATTGTGCCAAAGATTTATTTTCCTAAGATAGACGGGTTTAATGTACGAGCAACGTCAAAAGAACAGGTATTGGCTTGGACGTTTGTTTTAGATGGGGAAACTTATTTGAGACAGGAAATACACACACCAGGGAAAATACAAAATAAGGTATTTAAAATGAAGGGCGAAGATATTGTGGCTCCAGTGTCAGTAAGCACATTAGGTGATGGGTCGATAAAAGAAGAAGAAGACACAGGAATCAACGAATCTTTGATTGTTCATATCCCCAACTGGAAAACCGGCGATAGACATTTTGGATTGTCTGATTATTTAGATTTGGATACGTTGTTTTATGCCTTGTGCAATAGACTTTCAAAAATAGACAATATTTTGGATACACATGGTGATCCTATACTTATGGTTCCACCTGGAATAATTGATGAGCATGGAAACGTAAATAAAAAAGCACTTGGCGTTGTTGAGGTAAAAGAGGGGGAAAACAACAAACCAGAATATATTGTCTGGGACGCTTCACTTGATTCGGCATTTAAAGAGGTTGAAAAACTAGTGGAAATGTTATATTTGACGGCTGAGATAAGCCCCGATGTCCTTGGTATGGGTACGGGAACTAGTGATAGCGGTAGAGCTTTAAAGTTTAAGTTAATGAGAACACTTGCAAAGGTTTCAAGAAAGCGTTTGTACTATGATCATGCAATAAAACAGCTAGTGTACACAGCACAAAAGTTTGCTAAAGCCAACAATATAGCTATCAATGGAAAACAACTGTCTGGTGAGCCTGTAATGCCTGAAATTGACTGGAAGGATGGATTGCCTATTGATAATCATGAACAACTCTTGGATGAGATACAGGCGGTTGATGCTGGACTTACTCCAAAGACTGAGGCTATCATGCGACTCTATGATGTAGATGAAAAATCGGCCGAGGAACAACTAAAAGTCATTGAGAAAGAGCGACCGGCAATAACAGTTCCATCCATGGATGCCTCAAAGTCAAATCCGTTTATGCAAAAGAAAGACGATAAAACACAACCGACAACTAAATAGTCTATGCTCTATATATTATGTCTTTGTATCCCACACACGTCGAAATCAACGAAGAAAATATTCTCAAAATAACAAACACGTTTAAGAGTGCCTATAAACAGATTGTTTCGGAGATTAGCACGGCAACTGATTTTGGGGTCAAAAATCGTCGCGCAATTCTTGCACAAATTGATGTAATACTTACTAATTTGGGAACTAATACGCAGGAATTTTTGGCTAAAGAATTGCCCGAATATTATAAATCAGGTGCTGATGATGCAGTAAAGCAACTATCAAACGTTGGGGCAGATGTGGGCGTATCAGAGGGATTTAATCGTCTGCATGAACAAGCTATTGTTGCATTGGTTGATGACACCGCCAAAGCGTTCGGAGAAAGTCTGACAGGAGTCGGAAGAAGTGCAGACTTGTTGTTGGGAAAGACAACGCGTGAGACTATAACCCAAAAGTTGGCAGAAGGGTTGATCGGCGGTAACAATTTAAAAGCGGTGAAACGTACAATCAAGGGTATTTTGCAAGAACAGGGGTTGGACGCGCTAAAAGATAAGGGCGGACATGGTTGGACTCTTGATAGGTATGCTGAAATGCTATTTCGTACCAAAGCAGTGGAATCACGAAATAGAGGCCTAGTAAATAGAATGGTAG